AAAAGAACCCCCTCTGCAACCGACGAACTTTGCAGTACTCTCCAGCCACCCCATATGGGAAAAAAGCCTCCCGTGGGACACGGAAGGCTGTAATTGACTGGCAGCGCCAATGGGAATTGAACCCATGATTTCGCCTTGAGAGGGCGACGTCTTAACCGCTTGACCATGGCGCCGTTTTCAGTTGCGTAACCATTATACTACTTTTTTACCGACAGGAAAACTGTTTTTTCGGGTTTCTCCGAATTTATGTAAAAAATAACTCCGTGACCAAGCCACGAACCACGGTATAGAACCACTACCGTAACCCATGTCATTTTTACGGAGATAGATTTCCGGGAGACAGTTTATAATGTACCTGAAAGTTCCCTTTCCATGTAAACTGAAGGAAACTATGATACAATGGAACGGTAAGCCAATCTACAAACTTTTTACAGGAGACCTGGAAAATGAACGACAGACAGCAAAAAGAAGCAGCCAAAGAATTCGTAAAGGAATGGACCGGCAAGGGGTACGAAAAAGGCCAAAGCCATTCCTTCTGGCTTTCTCTCTTGGGAAACGTGTATGGTGTCGACCATCCGGAAAAGTTTATTGAATTTGAAAAGGAAGTACACCTGGACAGCACCAGTTTCATTGACGCCATGATTCCGGAAACCAAGGTCATGATTGAACAAAAGGGCTTGGGGAAAGACCTGAAAAAGCCTATCAAGCAGTCTGATGGATCTCTCCTGACGCCTTTCCAGCAGGCTAAAAGATACGCTAACAGCCTCCCCTATTCCGAAATTCCCCGCTATATTGTGACTTGTAACTTCTCTACATTCCTTGTATACGACATGGAAAACCCGAACGGGGAACCAGAAGAAATAAAGCTAGAAGATCTCCCAAACGAATACTATCGACTGAACTTTCTTGTCGATACTGGGGACAAACACATTCAAAAGGAACTGGAAGTCTCCGTCAAAGCTGGCGAACTGGTCGGGAAGCTTTACGACGCCTTACGGGGAAAATATAAAGACCCCGATAATGAAGATACTCTGAAGAGCCTGAATATTCTTTGTGTCCGTCTCGTTTTTTGCCTTTACGCCGAAGATGCCGGCTTGTTTAAAAACCATTCCCAATTTCATGACTATTTGGCGGGCTTTAATTCTGCCAATGCGCGTATCGCCCTTATGGAACTTTTCAGGATCCTGGACACTAAAGAAGAAGACAGGGATCCCGAAGATGATGACAGACTGTTAGAATTCCCGTATGTCAATGGTGGTCTCTTCTCCAACAAAGGTCTTAAGGACGAGCATGTAAGGATACCCCAACTTGATGATGAAATCGTGGACTTAATTTTGACAGATTGCAGCGCTCAGTTTGACTGGTCCCATATCAGCCCGACCATTTTCGGAGCCGTCTTTGAATCCACCCTGAACCCGGAAACCCGCCGTTCCGGTGGCATGCATTATACCAGCATCGAAAACATCCACAAAGTCATCGACCCTTTATTTCTGAATGACTTGAAACATGAATTAAAAGAAATAGAAGAATTAAAAAGTGCTACTTCCAGGAACAGACGTTTAAAGGCTTTTCAAGATAAATTAGCCAGCCTCACCTTCCTGGAAATCAAGACGCAAAATTGGATACAATTTAACGTTGCCTGTGCTTAGGGGTGTCGGTTTCGATTTTGGGGTGTCGCTTTAACGTCGGCTGCATAAACCGGCGAATTTTTGTATATGCGAGGAAAGCCAATGCACAACATCACGAATAAACAGTACGAGGAGTATCAACAGTATCTCTATGACAAAAACCACAGCAGGATTATTACACCGGATTTCGTGCGCTTTCTGGTTCAGGCGTGTGATTATGATCCGGAAGCCATCGGCAAGCAGATTCTGGAATACTATGGCAAATATCAGGCTGAGGGGTATTACGAGATTAGAAAATGACAAATCGGTATTTGCCGGGCAGGTATTTGCCCGAACTGCTATACAACTTCCAGTTTGTCTATAGACATAAAAAACAGCCTGACAATCAGTGATGCTACTGATAGCCAGGCTATTCTTATGCCTTGATTTCCTGACCGTTCCGGAAGGTCACGCGGATGTCATCCTTGGCGTAGACGGTGAGATGGTCGACCAGTCCGTTGAATGTGTCAATGGAAAATTCCGTCAGGGTTTCAGACGTTTTCTCGAATGCCTTGAGGAAGTCTTCGACACCGGCCTTCCGGGACTGCGTCTCCTGTATCTTGTCGCTGAGTTCGTCGATTTCCTTCTTGAGCTTGTCATACCGGGCAGCGAGATCGTCGTAGCGTTTCTGGTAGTCGGTCTGGTTGAGCGCGGTGCGGGCGTTCTCCGCAATGTTCTGCTGGACGGCGTCGGCGACGACCTGCGCCTCCTCGATCAGGCTGTCGCGTTTTTGTTCCATCACGTCTGTCTGGAAAAGCAGGCCCAGCATCTCCTTGCCGTTGGTGATGACTTCGGTTTTTGTTGCGAGGAGCTTGTTCGCAGCTGACAGGAATGCGGCTTTCACGTCGTCGTCCGTTAGGGCCGGTGTGCTGCATTTCTCCCCGCCATCGTATTTGTGGTTGCAGCGCCAGATCACCTTACGGTATTTGTCGGTTGAATGCCAGACTTTTGAGCCATAGAAGGAGCCGCATTGTCCGCAGCGGATCTTGCTGGAGAACAGGTGAATCCCACTGTGGTATTTCCTGCCTTTGCCGCGATTTTCCATTTCGCGCTGGACCATGTCGAATGTCTCAGGAGGGATGATAGCCTCGTGGTCTCCTTCCACATAGTATTGCGGGATCTCGCCCTCATTGACTTTTGTCTTCTTCGTCAGGTAGTCGACGGTGTAGGACTTTTGCAGCAGGGCGTCGCCCTTGTATTTTTCATTGGAGAGGATGGACCTGACAGTGCTGATGCTCCATTTGTCCTTGCCGCCCGGTGTCTTGATGCCATCGGCGGTCAGTTTTTTGGCGATTCCGTTGTAGGTCATACCTTGCAGGAACATCCGATAGATATGCTTCACGATTTCGGCTTCCTTCTCGTTCGGAATAAGCTCCCCGTTCGGACCGCGGTCGTATCCGAGGAACCGGTTGAATGGAACAGTCACCTTGCCGTCCGCGAATCGTTTTCTCTGACCCCAAGTGCAGTTCTCGGAAATGCTTCTCGATTCCTCCTGCGCAAGGGAACTCATGATCGTTATGAGAAGCTCGCCCTTGCCATCGAAAGTCCAGATGTTTTCCTTCTCGAAGTAGCATTCGACACCGTGGTCCTTGAGCTTTCGAATAGTGGTCAGACTGTCCACGGTGTTTCTGGCGAAACGGCTGACGGACTTGGTTATGATGAGGTCGATCTTCCCGTCGAGTGCGTCCTCGATCATACTCTGGAATCCGATTCTTTTCTTGATGCCGGTGCCGCTGATTCCCTCGTCCGTGTAGACGTTCACGAATTCCCAGTCGTCACGGGAATTGATGTAGTTTGTGTAGTAGTCGATCTGTGCCTCGTAGCTGGTGAACTGATCGTCGTGATCTGTCGAGACTCGGGCGTATCCGGCGACCTTGCGTTTCTTCTTTTCCGTGATAGGGGTGGATGAAAAGCGTGTCCGCGACGCCGGGATTGTGGTTACTTTCTTTTGCTGTTCCAAAATTTCTCACTCCTGATTTTCTTCATCTTTGCACTCATTTCAGCTCTATATTCCGGTGTCCATCGCTCTTGCATCAGTTTGCGCATATGCTCCCGGGATTCTTCGCTACGGGGAGTGAATGTCCTTTCCGGAGGAACATAGCGAGTCGTTTTTATCCGGCCATCCTTGAAATGAAATTCAAGAAGGTCCTTGTCCTTCACATAGATGGCCTCAACCCGATTCTTGAACTTTTCCGCATCATATTCGGGAATCCCCATCACATCCGCGATGAGCGGTTTCAGAGAATCCTCGCGAAGCCCAACGGTAATGCAGCCGTTGCTGTGTTCGGCGCAACGCCAGTAGTGAAGTTTCGACTTGTTTGTGTTGGAGGCAGGCTGTGTGCAGCGACGGAAGTTACAGCCGCAGGCAGCGCATTTGATCCTTCCGGTCAGGCCGGTTGCTCCTTTGGCACCGGGGTTTGCACGCCGTTTCATTGACGTCTCTGCTCGGTATTCCGGGGTCCAGCAGTCTTGGTGGCCGGTGTTCGGACAGGGCTTTGTAACGATCGTTCCATCCTTCAGGTAGAATCTCAGCACATATCTTTCCGGAACGTCTATGTGATCAATCCGTTCCAGAAAAACATCCTCATCAAACTCACTGATGCCTAATACTTCGGCGCAGGCTTTTTGCAAATTCTTGTGGTTGATGGAACCGCCGACGGGACATCCATCGCCGACCTTCTTTTTCTTTCGGCTGCCGCAGACCCAGAATTCTTGGTAGTTGCCGTTTTTAGTCCTGTGTTCGTGCATATAGCTTAAGCCGCAGTAAGGGCATTTGATCTTTCCGGTGAAACAACAGGTATTCAGGCTTTTATTTGCCAGTGGTCCGAGCTTTCTGCAGCGAGCCATTTCAGCCTGAACATGATCAAATGTTTCCTTGTCGATGATGGCAGGATGCGTATTCTCCACATAATATTGTGGAAGCTCGCCGTGGTTCTTGCGCCTACGTTTTTCGATCGGGTCTGAAACGAACTCTTTTTGGAAAAGCATGTTGCCGGTGTATGTGATGTTCGTGAGAACCAGTTTGATATTGGAATCGGTCCATCGGCATCCTTGTCTCGTGTTGATTCCTTCTGCAGCAAATTCCCGTTCCGTTTCCAGTCGCGATTTCCCGTCAAGGAAGTTCTGGTATATGCGCCGCACGATGGCAGCCTCTTTAGGGACGATGACCATCTCGTCGCCTTCCCAACGGTAACCATAAACCTGCATGTGTCCATTGGCATAGGGAATGCCTGATTGCATGCGCTTGCGGATTCCCCACTTCACATTGGTTGAGATGCTTTCGGATTCAGATTGTGCGAACGAGGCGAGCAGCGTCAGCATGACCTCGCCATCGCCGGACAGTGAATTGATGTGTTCTTTCTCGAACTGGACCTCGATGCCCAGCTCCTTGAGGTGCCGGACGGTTTTCAGAAGATCGACTGTGTTCCGGGCGAATCTCGATATGCTCTTGGTGAGGATGATGTCGATTTTCCCGGCCTCGCAGTCTTCAAGCATCCTCGAAAATTCCGGTCGCTTTGTCGTGCTGGTGCCGCTGATGCCTTCGTCGGCGTAGACGCCTGCATACTCCCATTCCGGATTCTTTTGGATCAGATCCGAGTAATAGCTTATCTGTGCGGAGAGGGAGTGGTGAAGCCGCTCGGTCTCCATAGAAACACGGGCGTATGCTGCCACCTTTTTCCGCGCCGGAAGAGCCTTGACCTTTGGCTCTATTTTTGTGATTTTCGGCATGGTATCACTCCTTTCGTCTTGTCCATATATCACTCTGAAACAGACACATAGCAAGCGTTATGGGGATAATAATGTGCCGATTATCGGGCTGTATTTCTCACGCATTTTGGATTCAATGGTCGAGTATTCGTCTTCAGTGATGAGCCCTTGGGCCAGCATCGCATGGAACATTTCCATACTCGCCTGATAGAGCTTTTCGCGTTCGAACTGCTCATCATTCATGTCCGCCACCGCCTTTGAACCGATCTTGGATATAACAGGCGTGGGAGCAGTACTTGCGGTGACGGTTTCCATAGGCTGTGAAAGTCTTTCCACAGCAGGCACAGGTGAATGTGTAGAACGCCTTTTTATTGACGTCGCCGGGGTGACTGTTCCACCATTTGAGGCGGCAGGCATCCGAGCAGAACTTCATTTCCTTTCGTCCGGGGTGTTGCATGAGTGGCTTTCCGCAGCATTGGCAGTAAGCTGCACCCGGAGTATTTCCATCATTTGGATCGGCGAGCCTGCCGGTGAGATAGTTTCGTCTGCAATAAGCCGAGACCTGGCTTTTGGTAAGCCCCAGCGCTCGAGCTATCGATGCATATCCATATCCTTCTTTGCGAAGGCGGCATATTTGTTCTTTTTGTTCTGTGTTCATGACAACACCTCCCGTCACTTTCCACTGGAGAAAGGGCGGGAGTTTGAGCGGAAATAAAAAAGCCCGTGAGCATTCCGGTTAGGGAACACCCACGGGCATACAGAATGAGATATTTACTTCACGCGGATCCTCCAGCCTATCTGGATGAGATTCACGTTTTTGATGAGCGAGCTGTTGAGCTTCTGGATGGCGGAGACGCTCGTCCCGTATCGGCTGGCAATGCCGGAAAGGGTGTCGCCGCGTTTTACCACGTAATAAACCGCCGATGGCTTAGAAGTCGTTCCAAGCTTCTCGTTGACCTTGTCCTGCACGGTGTTGTAGTCGTATCCGGCGGCGGTGAGACGGCTTTTTCTGTCTGCACCGTTTCCCCATTTCCCAGCAATCACCTCAGAGGCAAGCTCGTCGACGGATTTCCTTGCAGGCGCTGCCGGAGTGCTTCCGGACGCTGTGCTTTTCGCGTATCCGTTGAATCCTCCGTTTTTAATAACCGTAGGAAAGTCGATGTAACACCAGTCCATGTCGACTCTGCCGTTGATGCCGGGAACGGATCCGTTCGAGGAGCACTGCCAGACGCCATAAGCACCGGAGTAAGAACATTTCGAAGCCCACTGCGCTACCCAGACGGTGAAACGCTTCCTGACCGACTCGGATACCACGGAGTTCAGGCTCGAAAGCGAAGTATAGAACCCGGCAAAGTAGCCGAGTCTTTCCATCTCCGTGCAGAACGCCGTGATGAGATTCGAGCAGAACGCCTGCCCACGGGAAAGCTGACTTTTTTCCTCAATGTCGAAATAAACAGGGTAATCGAGCTGCTTTTCGGAGAGAACGCTCGAGAATGCCCGGGCCTCCTGTTTCGCCCCATCGGCAGATGAGGCGTAGCTGTACCAATAGGCACCCACATGAAGCCCTGCGGCCTTTGCTTTCCTGTAGTTTGATTCGAACCATTTGTCCTTGTTGCCTGCGCCGTATCCTGCTCGTATGATGACGAAACTGATACCTGACGCTTTTACTTTGTTCATGTCGATGTCTCCCTGCCAGACAGACACGTCGATTCCTTTATAAGCCATAGGTCATTCCTCCTTGTCGCTTCTGTCGTGAAGCTGTTCCAGTACGTTTTTCAGTTTTTCCGGTATCGGTAGCCCGAGATGCGCCGCGTTCTCCGTGAGGGAAAGGCCCTCGTTTGATAGGTAGAAGAAGATGATGGCGGTTCTTAAGACGCCTTCGTGCCCGAGTACCTGCACGTCGAGGATGTTCCCGACGCCGACCAGAATGAATATCAGCACTTTGCGGCAGATTCCCTTGAAGCCGACCTCGCTCGAGAGCTTCTTATCGGAAATGGCACACAGAATGCCTGTGATGTAGTCGCAGACCACGAAGACGACAAGCGCGATGATAAGTCCGTCGCAGCCGCCGAGAAAGTAACCGATCCATCCTCCGATGGCGGTAAAGATGAGTTGTATGATCGCCCAGAATTCCTTCATGTATAACCTCCTTTGAAAATGGCATAAATAAAGGCTGTCTGCGGTAATGCAGGCAGCCGTGAAACGGATTCTTTATATTCCCCTTGCCTTGTCAAAACCGCGCCCGCAAAGCCCCATGATACAAGGCTTCTTTCGGCGCTACTGCGTAACATGAGGGCATGAAAAAAGCGGCGTTCCTTTTCTCCCCGGTGGGGATTGAGAAACGCCGCCTGTGCGGGTCGTTATTCTTTTTCATCAGCGATAATGTCCTGCATGACTTCGCCAAAGTCTGCCGTAAAGGAAAAGATGAAGTATTCCAATACGTCGGGGTCTGCGTCCATAGGCTCGGCTTCCTCGGAAAAGCGCAAGCCCATAAGCCCGTAAAGCAGCTTAATGATTTTGAACAGCTTTTCCCGGTCGGCGGGGGTGTTCATGGTTACGAGTACGTCCGTTAGGCGGTTTACGGTTTCCATGTCGCCGCCCGTCGTTACCCATACCATTTCTGCGAATGGCTGCGTGATTGCCCCGGCGACAAGGTTTATCTTATCCTTGCTGATTTCGCCGGACGGGGTTATAATACCCTTGTCTAAAAGTACGTTATTCATGTCGTCCTCCTTTATTTTTGTGGTGCTAAAATGGTGCCCGGTCTTACAAAACTACCTTGTACGGAGATACGGCAAGATAAACGACGATATGCGGAAAACCTTGATTTTAAGCCATTTTCTCATGGTGCCTTAAACATTTATGAGGGCTTATAAGAAGATTTCCGTCTATCAAATCAATAAAAAGTTATATCGCAAAACTATGACCACAACCCCCATTCGTCCGAATTTGCTTTGGCGGCGATATTTTCTTATACTAGAAAAAACAGACTGGTATCGGCTTTGTCGAAACGCAGGGAAAGGAACTGGATAATGAAAAAAATAGATCTCGGAATAGGCTTTGCCACTGGGCGACGCTCATTCAAAAAAGTACTGAACGCCTACATAGCCACTTGGAATGAAACAAAAAAGGAATTGCCTCAGGACATCGATGTACACCTGAGCCTTTTTGTT